TTAGATTTTTATCATCTTTATATGGGGTTAATGATAGAACCTTATTCGCATTATAACCAATACGGAAAGATCCTTTTGATGAAGTAATATCCATACCTTCATGGAAAGCCTGCTTAGTTATCTCTGATACAGCTATAACAACTACATTATTTTTAATAGCAAGTTCCATTAATGATTGAGATACTTCTTCAACCTTCATATTATTATCATGCTTTTTAGTTTTGAATAAACCCATATGGTCTACCACCACAACTTCTGGTTTCTTAGGTAGCATCATAATACGTTTATCAAGCTCATAAGCATAACAACTATTGTAATCTACAGTTAGCCAATCAAAGTTCTGACTTACTCCATTAGCAAATTGTTTATAATGGGAGTGTAGTTGCTCTTCTGTCCAACCATTCTCCATCATTACAAATCTCATCCACATCTGACGTGGACTCATTTCCATTTCTAGAAAGTAAGTTTGTCTCTTTAACTTGTTCACCCAATTCTGTAACAACATAGTCTTCATAGATTTAGGTGGTGCTTGTAGGATTACAACTTCGCCTGGATATATAGGAAAGTCTGTATCATAGAATGCTCCTATATTTATAGGATTATGGTTTCTATTTAGGAAATCAACAAATTCTTTTTCCATTTGAGAAGCTCCCATAATACTACCAGACTTTTTAGTTTTATATAACCGACAAGTAGATTGACAATGTAAATCCATAACATTATCACTACAGCCATAGTTATAGCCATTACCATTGTGACCTTCATAACAATCAGTTACTATTTTATCCATTTCAGATTTAGTAAAAGGATGTGAAGGTATATCTACTCTTTCTCTCCAATCCTCCATGATAAGTCTAACAACATTCTCAGGATATCTCCATCTAAAGAAAGCTGCTATTCTTAATGCAGTTTGGTGTCTAGAACCTTGAGGTGTACCAGTTAACATTCTCTGTATACATGGATACCAGATAGGGTCTGGATTTCTACCAAGTGTAACAGTTTCAAATGTTTTGTCACTAGCTATAGACTTTCTATTTAGTACATCAAATATTGGATCACATTCATTATCTCTAACTGCTGTATTCCATTTAAATGTTTTTCTAGCTGTCTTAGCTAACTCTTGAATATGAGTAACACTATCATGTAATTCACTAGTTTCAAGAGGTATCTTCCATAGATTAGACTTACTATTTAAACTATTTACCACTCTAATAAGTCTTGTCTTATCTGATACAGATGGGTCTGCATATTCATAGATACCATGAGATTTTAATTCATCCTTAACTTTTAAGTGTAAATCATCACAAGGTTTCCATCTAAATGCAGCACCAGGTATTCCTATATGAAAGCCAGTTCCTGAGAAATATAGCTGATATGGTATGCATAAATCATTTAACAATATAGTTAATGCTATTGTTGATTGCTTTGCTATATCAGGATTAGCTCCATCTACATCTAATATAAACTCATCAGGCATGTATAATACACCATCATATTTGCCAAGAGTACCATTCTTTTTCACATAATCAATCACATGTTGATCGTAATCCCATAGGGACATGAATGTATCTTGTGCCATACCTGAATATTTGCCTATATCACTTGCATCATGAAAATGATGTCTGTTTTGTATGCCAAAAGCAAACTCTTTAATCATGCTTAAACTCCTTTAGTTTCCATCCAGCTTCACGTTTATGTGGTATATTGATTTTATCTACCTTTATAATTTCATCTATACGTAACTGTCTAAATGCTCTATTATATGTATCAGGTGAACCAAGTATTCTTCCGAATTGCTTACTTCTAAAAGATAAATTCTGTATGTCACTAGTGTAGAATCTCTTATCTCCATACCATTTATGAGTTAAAAAGTTTATTATATGTTGTTTAACTGTCATATCTACTCCTTACAAACTCTGTTATATTCTTAATGAATTTGTCTAAGTCATGTAAATCGTGTAGACCATTCATTCTTTGTATTTGTCTTAGGAAATTCTTAATCTCTAGTAATAATTTTTCAGCTTTATCTGCTCTATGTTCTAAAGAGAAAATCTTTCCTGCTACTTCTTTAGGTATTTTTTTCATAATTACTCCTTATAATAAAAGAGGGAACCAACTACAATTAGCCAGCTCCCTCTTTCCGCACTAGGACATAACACTCAATTTAGAATGGTACGTTATCTAAATCTGGGCTTTTAGTCTCAGTATTTGGAAATTCAGCTACACCATTTGCTTGGGTATTGCCAAATCTTTTTTGGAAGTTAGCTTCTGTAGCATTCTTAATAGATGTTACATCGCTTTCTGTGTATGATAACTTCTCACCTTCTTGTTCAACTGGTGCTATACTATCAAACATTCTTGTATAGTTATTACCAGTCTTCGTTTCTTTATAGAAATAAACATTAATGATTTTTCCTACAAGATTAGAAGCTTCATCATCATATTGAATCACAGGTTTCTTACCAGTAGGGTCTTTAAGTACCTCAACTATTCCAGCATTTGCATACCGAAACAATCCTGCTATTTTAAATTCCTCACCAGTTGTTTTATTTTTGGTTTCATAAATACGCAGATATGAATTATCTGGATACTTTTCAAACCATAGATCAATGTATCTCTTTCCTTCACCAGTAGGGTTTTTCCATATACCATATTCGGCTTTAGTTATCTTTAACTCATGCCAACCTACGGAATACAAACTAGCCCCACCTGAAGAAACAGTCATGGTTTTAATTGCCATAATCAGAGTCTCCTTTATTGATTAGTGTGTACACTAGTTGTGCCATTAGCAACAGTCTTTTGTGCTGTAGCATTTGGCTGTTCTTTAATTAATGTCTTTAAAGATAAAGTCTTTCCAGTACCAGGTGAACCTATAACTAGGACCTTAATACCTTCCCAACCTTTCTTCTTAGCAGCATCAATTAATATTTGATAGTCTTGTGGTATTTCTCTGTCTAGTAACTGAGACCTATCTTTAGCATGGTCATATATAGACGAGTGAGTTGTATGCCACATGAACTTATTACTTCCATCAGGAAGATTAACTGTCTTTGTATATAGAACAAAATCAAACCATTTAGATACATCTTCTTTTGAAGAACCATCTATATATGGTAATACTTTATTTGTTCCATCATCAAGAGTCATAATTTTAGAATGACAATTACATATTACAATGCCTGGAAAACTAGTTATCCAAGCTAATGTGCTATCTAATTTATTCTTTAATACTCCCCATTGATTTATCTGCATCTTACCATCTTTGTCAGCTAATGTACGTTGTAGCTTCTTAGATAGTTCAGAGAATGTATCAATAACAACAGCATCTACTTTAAAGCTATCATCTTTTGCAGTAGTTACAAAATGTTCTTCATTGATTTTTAAGGGTCCAACATCCTTCTGTACAGAATTAGTCTTAGTCTGATATATTTGATGGAATACATCAGTTGTTTGTATGAAGCTAGAAGGAGTTAACACAGGTAAATTGAACATCTTTTTAATATCTTCATGTCCACCTAATGTTTTACTCCCATTCTCTAGATCAAATAGTAATATATTCATAGATCTCCTCTATTTTTGAGGACAAAAATCCCATATAGTAGAACTACATAGGTCTATTTTATCCGTTTATTTTAGTAGTTTGTTTCTTTGTTCTTTACGCTTGATAAGCTCAATCATTCTACCTTCAATACGTAATTTAGTTTTCTTTGGTTTAGATTCGGTGATTGCTCTTAAATATTGGTCCAGTACTGAACTGATAGCCATGTCTTCTAATGTCGATTCTTTTACCATAGTGCGTATGTAATTTACAAAATTCCTAGCTACTAAACTACTCTTTTTTATCACCAGGAGAGTCAGATACAGAGATACATCTTAGATTTATACCTTCTAAACATACTGAATAATTAAACATATCTTTTATATCTCTTTCAGTTAAATCTTGTTTATCATTACTAGTATATTTTAACTCTATAAGTGCTAACTTTTTATGTTTTATTAACTTCATCTTTATCTCCTTTATGTTGTCCTATTAACCAGTTTTTAACTGCATTAAGCTTTAGAAATATATGATCATCAGGACAATCTGCTTCTTCCCAATGGTCTTTTTCTTGTTGCCAATACACCCTCACAATACCATTAAGTACTTCTTTTAAGTCTTCCATTATTTATCCTTTCATTAAGTTTTTTATTATCTCTTCAAAACTTTTTATTCTAGGATTCTCCCATGAATCTAATTCTTTTTCAAGCTTAGTTACTCTCTTAACACTATCTTTCAATTTAAGTTTTAAATCTTTAGCTTTTGCTTTTAAACGATCATGCTCTTCAGATTCACAATGATAGCAAAACTCTAAGCTTCGAATGTTTTCTTTTAATGATTCAATACGTTCAAATCCTTTTAATCTAAAGTTCTTTATTAAATAAGAAGTTATTCTTCTCATATATTGTTGAGGCAATCTATCTAATATTGGCTCTAAATGTTTCCATCTAGTTATATTTTTTAAGTCTGACTGTAATGCAAACCAGTCCTTATTATCAAACAATGGATCTTCACTTATTTGTTTTACTATTTTATTTAGTCTTCTCATGTTATATCCTTTCATTAAATTATTGAGAATCTCAGCTCTACCTGTTTATTGTAACATATTCCTTTGCTAGCGTCAGGTGTATACGCTGTATACTAGCATCCCAATACTAGACTTACAGGACCAGTTACTGATTCTCAAGTTAATGAGAGAGACCACGCTTGAGTTGCAGTGCTTTCTGCTGGATATCCTTTAATTCTCTTAACGAATGGTGGTTTTAGCCGTAACTCTCTCAAATTATGTAGTCAATGCAACTGTAAAGACTCTTACAATATATACTTTTCAGTATTCTTATCGCCAGCGAGGATTTACATTACAGCGCCATACAGGTTCTCTTAGA